TCCTCCCTGCATATCGTCGAAAATGGCATAGTCGACGTCCTCAACGCTTTCGTCTAGGCTGAAGAGTCCTCCAAAATAAGCGTGTCTGCCTAGCGCACGGGCCCATAGTGTCTTGCCTAGTCTAGTCGGCCCGTATAGGATCAGTGATCGTCGTCTTCCTGCTAATTTGAGTTAGCACTGTAAACATCGAGGCGTCCGCGCGGCGGAGCGAGCGCGTGACTAGCCGTAGTCCGTCGTAGATCATACCCAGACAGAGAACAATTCTAGCACGGCGCAGCCGAACAACATTGACTTACCAGGTTGATGTCCCTCCAGATTGTGTGATACCCAAGCATCAAGCTCTGGGTACGCTGTTGTATCAAACGATAGTCCGTCAGGAGTTGTGTACGGCACGGGCTCGGGTCGATATTTCCAGTCCGCGTAGCATTTGAGTGAAGTAAAGGAGCACAGAAGTGCCCTTGGAGCCAACTCCTCGCAAGCTTTAAAAAACTCCTCTCGAGTGCCTGATAGGCATATTTCAGCCCATGGACCGCTAGTCCGAGGAACATTGCTTCTGAATTGGCCTGGGTCGAGTCCTCCAGCGACAACGTCTCCCTCCTTGATTGCATAAGTGCAACCCTTTTCCGGTTGGCTGTAACCGCGAACAACATTTGGATGGAATCCGTCCACATCGAATATACGGACATTTCTTGACTCAAACTTCCGTTCGAACAAGAAGAAAGCGTGGTAATGAAGTCCTCCATCGCTGTGACTTTCTCGTCCAATGATGCACTCAGCTCCATGACCTGCAAGCATCTCAACGATTCTCCAAGGGTCGAGTCCCTCGCATTGGGCGTATGTAAGAAGGCCATGTTTAGCGGCGAATCGGAACGTCATGTGACTGCCACTTGTTGAAAGATTTAATATTATTATCTTTCAACAGTGGGAGTGGGAGCACTACCACTATAAATACCTGTCTTACCCCCGCCCTTTTGACTCAAAGATGGGGCGGTCAGCTTACGACACTACCTCCGGTAACCCCTTTAAAACCGAGCTTATCTCCGTTAACTCCAACCGAACCAACTATGTATCGCCGTACGTATCGGCGGCCTCCCTACTCTCGAAGGAGAAGGACCTTCCGCAAGCGAACCCCAACAAAACGCACGCGTTTCACCCGGCGGGTCTCCAGGAAACCTCGGACCATGTCCGTCAGAAGGATTCTGAATCACACGTCGCAGAAAAAGAGTGACACGATGGCGTGTTGGTCCAACATAGATGTCGCGGATCCTTCCGGTGACAGCGGTGTGTTTACAAAAGGAGGTGCCCAATTCCCCGGAGTTGCACCCGACTTCCGCAGCTTTTACCTTACCTGCTTCTGCCCCACCGCGAGGACTGCAGAGGATCTCGATGGTGTTATTGGCAGTAAAGCCATGACGCAAGTTCGCACCAACACAAACTGTTTTGCCCGCGGGTATAAGGAAATAACCGAGATCTCCACTATCACCGGTGTCGGTTGGCAATGGCGTCGTATTTGCTTCACCATGAAGGGTGATACCCTGACTGAAGGTGTCACGGACCCTCAAACTTCCCGTGTGTTCCGGGAAACTAGCGATGGCTATGCTCGGCTCGTCACAATCCTCACGAATAATCGCGCACAAGATCTCCTGTTCAAGGGTGAACAGAATGTCGATTGGACGGATCCTATGACCGCCCCACTTGATACGAGGCGTGTGTCACTGCGGTACGATAAGCTACGCCACATTAAGTCAAACAATCAATCTGGTACCACCAGGGTGTTCAAGGAATGGTTTCCCATGAATAAGAACATTTACTACGAGGATGAAGAGCGTGGCTCTTCTATGAACGAATCTCCCTTTTCGGTCGAGAATAAGCAAGGCATGGGAGATTATTATATTGTGGATATATTTGCGCCGAATCGCGGTGCTACCTCGGCTGATAATCTAACCTTCACCCCTCAGGGTCGGTACTACTGGCACGAGAAGTGAGGATGTAACTTCCACGAAGTCGCAGTTCCCCAACATCCAGTCGTGGTCTATACCGTCATCGCATAGCGGGTTTGCGTTAGCAATGTATATACTGGGTTTACCCCAATGAATAAGGCGTTTTCCCTTGTACTTGTCCGTTGCCCAAAATTGTGACTGCGCCCCCAACCAAAACTTATAAGCGTGAAAAAACTTGATTCCTCCCTGCATATCGTCGAAAATGGCATAGTCGACGTCCTCAACGCTTTCGTCTAGGCTGAAGAGTCCTCCAAAATAAGCGTGTCTGCCTAGCGCACGGGCCCATAGTGTCTTGCCTAGT